CTTGAGCTTTTTATTCATCTTGGCAGTCTTGGCCGTGATGGCATGTCCCAGCATGGTGCTGGCCACGGAAAATATCTCTGACGCATAGCGGCTGTCCACCTGCATACCAAGATCCATGAGATTGTCAAATTCCTGCGTGGCTTTTTCGGCTAGTGCATCCATTTCAGCATCGGATGCATCCAGGCCTTTCACTGCTGGGAGGGCGGCTTCGATCTTGTCAAGAGCAGCCAGAGTCTCTGGCAGGACGGGCAGGTTTGTCTCGATGTCGTTAGTCGGCTCAGCAGTGTGGCTGTCTTGGTCGGTGGGGAGATCAAAGAGTTCTTCAAGTTTCCTCATGCGGATATTTACCGCCGATTTCCACCCTGCCGGAAGATGTCGTCTTCGGTGATAACCCGGAACTGCAGCCCTTGTCGTCGGCACCATTTGGTGGCAGCATCCCACTTGGAGTAGTTGACAGCAACCACGGCACGATCTCGTGCGGAGGCCTTGCTTTCTATCACGCTCTGCTTTTTAGGCTTGATCTCAATGACCTCGGCACACATGCGATTGTCCCGAGTGCGATAGGTAATTAGAAAGTCTGGCACATAGTTGGTCATTTTGCCAGTGAGAGGGTGGCGATAGGGTATCACTATGCTTTCGCTGGCCCATTGCAGGATGTTGTCATTGGTGTCACAGAATTTCATAAAGGCAAATTCCCAGCCAGATCGATATCTGGGCTCTCTCTTGCCCACATACTTCAAGGGGTTCATGACCTTGTAGACACCCTGGGCAAACTTGCTCATGGCAGCACGTTGCGAGCAGTCCAGAAGTTGGGTGTGACTGCGGCGTTGATGCCCAACAGTGTGGTGGGACTACGCAGGCCATTGAGATAGTAGGCCAAGGTAGCAGTGAGCTGTATCTTGTCCATGTCTTCGATCTCGGCCAGCAAGGTCAGCACCGGTGTCTGTGTCTGATCCGCGATGCGGAACAAGGTGGCAGTGAAATTGGCCGCTGCATCCTTTGTATCAAACACAGACTCAAAAAAACTGTTGACCACGTCGTATTCGTTGGCGTCTACGTCTACTGCAAATTCATAAAATTCGTCAAATACCCTGACTGTGAGATCCACTGAGGGATTGATGGTGTTTACTGATCCCATTATGTCCTACCTCGGGGTGGTGTGGGAAATATCGGTGCCTGTAATCTCTGTGTGACACCTTGCAGGGCACCAGGTTGGCCATTGATCTGTGGTCTGACCTGGCCAGGTATGGTGTTGCGTAGCACGTCTTTGATGCCGGCATTGGCTTCTTCTCTGGCGATGGCTTTGAGATCCTTGCCTTTAAACGTGTTGTAGGCCGTGCCGGCTTTCTGCACCGCACCTATCACGCCGGCCACCGATCCTGACTGCAGATCTTCGTAGATACCAAGGCCAGCATCCAACAAGCCACCTTGGCCAAGGATGCTCTGTGTGCCACCAGGACGACCCAATGAACTTTTGACCTGATCGTAGTATTGAGGATTGGCGAAGCCTTGCACATTGGTATCCGGACGGCTCTTGCCGATGGCACCAGAGTAGTATTTCACAGTTTCATAGGCCACGGTCATGCTGTTTTCCATGGTGCCGTTGCTTTCCGCGTAGTTGTATTGATCATGTGTCCACTCTGTGATCATGGGATTGATCAGCACATACTCCACGAACTTGTGCTGGTTGAATCCGTAGATGCTGATGTCTCGGAAGAACGCGGGTTTTCCTGCTGCCGGATTTCCTCCAGGGTTGCCGCTCTGAGATCCATCACCATAGGACTCGCCCACATAACCCCAGTCGTTTACCTGCCGATCGTTGGCATAGATGTCTCGGGTGTTGTAGCCAAAGCCGGCCTGGCGATTGGCACTGGCACCTATGCTGCCATTGGTAGCAGTTTGGCCACGATAGGGCTGATTGGGATCTTTGTAGTAGTAGGCATAGTAGTTGTACCACATGTTGCGGATCAAATCGCCGCCGTCATCATGGAACACAGCACGTATGGGTTGATAGTCTATTTTTTTCTGCACCAGGCGTTTGCGATTGTACTGGTTCAGTGTGTCCACTTGCACTTGGTATTTAGGGAGTTCGATGTTTTTGACCAGGAGGCCCACGGTGCTGCTATCCGTGCCAGCGAATATGGTACGCAAAGCCGGTACTTCTGCTGTGTTGATGTTGAAATACACATGGAACAGGAACTTGAGACGCGGGGCATTTTCGTAGCCATTGGTACGAAAGGTCTTGCTCGCATGGGTGTAATCTTTGAGATAGTCATTCCCAAAGAATGTTTTGAGGAAATCCTGCCCAAAGGCCATGGCAGGATTATCCTGTGATCACGTCGTTGACTGTTCTCGCCACTGTGGACCCCACACCTGTGCCCAGCGGAGTCTGCACAGCATTGTCGTAGCGTAGGGTCAAGGCAATGGTCATGGGTTCTGATGTACCGTAGTTGGCATCACCGTAGTCCACGTTCGTCAAGTAGCAACCATACAGTTCCCAGGTCTCCAGCACATTGGGTGTGGCCACACCATTACCGCCGTCCAGTACCTCAAACTTGGTCTGGAACTTGTAGTCTATGCCGGATGCTGCCGATGCCTGCTCCATGAAGTCCAACTGCTTCTGCAGTTGCTCGCCAACCAGGCGTGCTACCTGTCCTGATGCATCGTCACGCAGATTGCAAGCCACAGTTTCCCAGGTGTACTTGCCGGCAAGATACAGGGTGCTGTTGTAGATGGGCACTGTGATCTCTTCGAAACCAACCTTGGGTCTGGTGAAATCCATGACCTGCTTGGTGAGCTCGGTCCTGGGCGTGGCCACGCCAAAGTTTTCAAATATCACCCGAAAGCGATATTTGAGTTTGGGCATGAGCAGGCCTTGGTTGGGATTGCTCTGATCGCTTGCCAAAGGCACCGTCATTCTTGTGAGTGATGAAACGGCCATATCTTGTTCTCCTTGATGCAATTATTTATGGCGTCAGAGGCCAAAAAAAATGGGGGTCATGGCCCCCATTTTCCTGTCTAGCGATGCCGTTAGACGGTGGCCGATGACGCTACCTGTCCTGAACTGATCTCGCCAGTGTTCTTGATCCGCAGCGGGATGTAGATGAACTCCACGGCCTTCACAGGCTCGATGGCTATGTCCACATACAGTTCGTTGCGATCGATACGTGCGGGTGTGTTGTTGGATTCATCGCACACCACCAGGTAGTCGTAGATACCACGCTTGGCCACTAGATCGATCATGAGTCCGTCGATGGCATTGGTGATTTCGTTGCGTGTGATCTGATCGTTGGGCTCAAACACAAAGGTCTTGCCGATCTCTTCCAGTCGTCCACGCAGGAATGCCACCAAGCGTGCCACGTTGATGCGATCCAAGGCCGAAGTGACAGCAGACTCGGTCTTGTTGCCATAGTTGGTGATGCCCACACCAGGTATGAATGTGATGGGGTTGATCTTGTTGGTGTACAGCACATCACGTATGCCCTGACCCGTGGCTATTGTGACAAATTCTCCGGTCTGGCCGTTGATATAACCAATGCGTTCAGCATTGTCGATCACGCCGCGACGCACACCTGCGGGTGCCAACCATGGAAAGCTCACTTCGTCCGAACGGATGATGGTGCGAACCATCATGTGGCTGGGCGGTTGTACCACCTGGCTGCCGCCGAGATCCGTGGTCTGGCAACTAGGATAGAACGTGGCCAAGTAAGGATCTGAAGTGACTAAACCATCTTCGGTGTCTGAGCCCAGGCCGGCTGAGTTGGTAGCCCAGGCCGTGATGGCAGTGCCTTCTGGCGGCAGCCTCAAGGGTGTGTCGCCTATGACAAAGCCGGTGTTTGACCGCTCGTTGTTGAGTGCCACCATGTTGGGGATCAGTTCTGGATACTGTGGTGTGGCCAGGAGATTGAACTCAACCTGTTCTTCACGCAGGGTGTCCTGTGTGTCGATGGCGGACTTCATGGCCGCCACCACGATCTGGCGTACTGCTTGCCGTCCCATGTATGGCGATCCATTGGCACGATTGCCACTAACAGTGAGCCAGGTATTGGTTTCCAACGGACTCCAGTAAGTGGTATTTGTGGGTGCGTTGCCGGTGCTGGCCAGGATGTTCACATACAACACAGAGTTGAAGTTGACCTTGTCACCAGGCACATAGGCCGTGGTGGCCGAGTAAGCATCGAAAGAGAAGTCCGTGGCGTTGAAGTAATCCGACTCAAAGGCCTTGACATTGAATCCTGATCTGCGTGTGTTGAACAGCAACATGCCTTCCGGATACAGTGCAGGATCAGGTGCATCCACGTCTAGGTATGAACTTGACAGCAGGCTGGTGATGGTGGGTTCAGGATCAGTGATGGGATTGGTGGTGCCGTTGGGAGCCCAGCGTGCATCTGCGAACAGGATGCCATTTTCCGTGGTCTGATCAGTGTTGTCAATGATCACCCACTGCAGCACCCCATCCACAAGTTGCCAGCGATAGATCAAGGGATACAGTTCTAGATTGGCAGTGCTTACCCAGATGTCACCTTCGACCAAGGCAGTACCATCGCTCTGCTCTGTGGGTGCTGAAGCAGACACTATGGGTCCAGCAGGATCAGTCTGTGTGAGATTGAAACCACGCACATCGTTGCTGACAGTGCGATAGCCCACGAAACTGCCATTGTTCTCGATCATGATGTCCACTTCATCCACAGCGGAATAGTACCAGCGGCGTCCATCGGCTGGATCTTGACTGGGTGCTGTGTCGCTGGCAGTGTAGGTCAGGGCCACCCAGTTGCTGAGCAACAGGGCAGTGGCCGTGCCAGGCTGTTGCCTGATGCCCAACACACCATCTTGGGTTGTGGCATCGTAGGCTATCATACCTGCGTCAAACACCGGACCGCCTGACAGGCTGCCGCCATCCAACACGATCACGCCACCTAAACTGTGTGTGAACACTATGGCACCATCCGATGATACCGAAGCCGACACCGGTGAACCTGCAGGCAAGGCAGCGGACACTGCTGCAACGAAGGCCGCTGCTGTTGTGCCCGTGGTTGTGACCGTGACTGCTGTGCTGAGAGCAGTGCTGTTGGCTGTGCTGTATTGTATGGTAAATGTTTCTGAGGCAGTGAAC